AATACTCCTATCGAGTTTACTCAAGAACAAGTTCTTGAGTTTGTAAAATGTAAAGAAGATCCAGTTTACTTTGCAAAAAATTACGTCAAAATTGTGACTCTTGACAAAGGATTGCAACCTTTTAATATGTATCCTTTCCAAGAGAAGTTAGTCAATAACTTCCACAGTCACAGATTTAATATTTGTAAGATGCCACGACAGACTGGTAAATCAACCACTGTAGTGTCCTTCCTACTTCACTATGCGGTCTTTAATGATAATGTGAATATAGGTATCCTTGCAAACAAAGCAGCAACCGCAAGGGAGCTTTTAGATAGGTTGCAAACTGCTTATGAGAACCTACCCAAATGGATGCAACAGGGTATTATATCATGGAATAAAGGTTCTTTGGAATTAGAAAATGGGTCAAAGATTTTAGCTGCTTCTACGTCTGCAAGTGCTGTTCGAGGCATGTCATTCAACATCTTGTTTCTTGATGAATTTGCGTTCGTTCCAAACCATATTGCAGATTCCTTCTTTGCATCTGTTTATCCCACTATTACTTCTGGTAAGAGCACGAAAGTAATTATAGTATCTACACCACACGGTATGAATCATTTTTACCGAATGTGGCATGATGCTGAAAAAGGAAAGAATGAGTATATTCCAACAGATGTTCATTGGAGTGAAGTTCCCGGAAGAGATAGTGCTTGGAAATCACAGACAATTGCAAACACATCAGAACAACAATTTAAAGTTGAGTTTGAATGTGAGTTTTTAGGTTCCGTTGATACTTTAATTGCTCCCAGTAAACTTAAGAGTCTAGTTTATGATCATCCACTCAAACGAAGTGCTGGATTAGATGTTCATGAGGATGTGAAAGTAAATCACGATTATGTAATTACTGTTGATGTTGCTCGTGGAGTTGGAAATGATTACTCCGCATTTGCAGTAATAGATATCACAACATTTCCACATAAAGTAGTTGCAAAATATCGGAATAATGAAATTAAACCTATGTTATTTCCAAGTATTATTGTAGATGTTGCAAAGAACTATAATGATTCTTACATCTTATGTGAAGTAAATGATGTCGGAGATCAAGTAGCAAGTATTATTCATTATGACTTAGAGTATAACAATCTTCTGATGTGTTCCATGCGTGGTAGAGCAGGTCAAATTGTTGGACAAGGATTTTCCGGAAAGAAAACTCAACTTGGTGTAAAAATGTCCAAGACGGTTAAGAAGGTTGGATGTCTAAACCTCAAAACTATGATTGAGGAAAACAAACTCCTGTTAAATGACTATGAGATTATTTCAGAACTTACTACTTTCATTCAGAAACATAATTCATTTGAGGCAGAAGAAGGTTGTAACGATGATTTGGCTATGTGTCTGGTAATTTATTCTTGGTTAGTTGCTCAAGATTATTTTAAAGAACTTACAGATCAAGATGTTCGTAAAAGAATCTACGAAGAACAAAGAAACCAAATTGAACAAGATATGGCGCCTTTTGGATTTATTGTCGATGGATTAGATGGTAATAGTTTTGTAGATTCTGATGGTGATAGATGGTTTACTGATGAGTATGGAGATAGATCTTATATGTGGGAGTATCTATCATAATGGACATAGATGGCCAAATCAAATTAGGACACTTACTTCTCAACGATAGAAAATGTAGAGTCTGTGGAGAAGTAAAAAATCTCATCGAAGGATTCTATCGAACAAGAAAAGATAGAGGACAAGTTCCGTCTTCATATTCTTATGAGTGCAAGGAATGCACAATTAAAAGAGTTATTGTCAGTAGAACGACAACGAGAGTTTTAGATAGATGGGAATATCCCGATTGGTAGTTGTTCACACACTATTTCCCCACCCAAACTTCACTTTTTCATAAATATTTTTTAGTTAAACTGAAGTAACACAGGAGAAAAACATGGCGACTCCTCAATTATCTCCAGGCGTACTCGTCAGAGAGGTTGATCTAACTGTAGGGAGAGCTGATAATGTTTTAGATAATATTGGAGCAATTGCTGGTCCTTTTGCAATCGGTCCAATTGATGATCCAATTGATATCACCACAGAACAAGAATTAATTAACGTATTTGGCAAACCAATCTCTACGGATGCCCAATACGAGTACTGGATGAGTGCATCATCATTCCTTTCATATGGTGGTGTTCTTAAGGTTGTAAGAACTGATGATACAAACCTTAGAACAGCAAACGCTGGTGTTGGTATTGCATACACCACTACACTGAAGATTAAGAATTTTGATGATTATGAAGCTAATTACTCAGACGACATTGCTGATTACATCTTCGCAGCTAAGAACCCAGGTTCTTGGGCAAATAACTTGAAAGTTTGTGTGATTGATGATTTAGCAGATCAGACGATTGGCATTACAACTACAGATGCTGGTGCTGCTGGTGCAGTCATCGGATATGGTGTTTCAACAACTCTTACCAATGTGGTTCTTCCTGGAGCTGGATCAACTTCAACATTTACCGGATACATTAAGGGAATCATTACTGGTGTTACCACAGATACTACCAGTAATGCAAAGAGTACTTTTGATGTTAAGATTTTGTCGAGAGTATCTACAGCTGGAACTGATAGTGGTACTGAATATCCTATTTCATATGCTGAAGGAAACTCAAACGCATCAATCGAAGCTTCTGATACAATTGGATTTGTAAACAATTCTGGTATTTCTACTGGAAATGGATCAGTAACTTCGGCTTCAACATCTGTAGATTGGTATGATCAACAAACTCTAGGTCTCACTAACACTTCAATTTTCTGGAGATCTATTGCACCTAAACCAATTTCTAATGGTTATGTGTTGGATAGAAGTGGTAAGAACGACGCACTCCATATCGTAGTTGTTGATGACACTGGAGATGTAACTGGAATCCAAGGAAACTTACTCGAAAAGCACCTGAATCTTTCTAAGGCTTCTGACGCTGTTTCTGATATCAATCCACCTCAAAAGAACTTCTGGAAAGATTATCTGGCTCTCTATTCCAACAACCTTTATGTTGGAGATAATCCTTCAAGTGGAAATGACAGTTACAATAATACTGTTCCAAGAGCTACTGGATTCTCTTCTGGATGGACAGCAATTACAGAATCTGATGGTCTTTGGAATGAACCAGCACAAGGAAAAACCTATAGTGCTCTTGGAAACGTAACTTACACTATTAATGGTGGTGTTGATTACGACTCAAGTGGTGGAATGACAGCTACACTTGGAAATCTCTTTACTTCATACAATCTCTTCGCTAACGCTGGTGAAATTGAAGTAGATTACTTAATTATGGGTCCTGGACTTGGGAATAAGTTTGAGTCACAAGCAAAAGCAAATCATCTGATTTCAATCGCTGGACAAAGAAAAGATTGTATCGCTGTCATCTCTCCACATAGAGCTGACGTTGTAAACGTTACAAACTCCGACACTCAAACTGATAACGTCATTGAGTTCTTCTCCCCACTTTCTTCTTCATCTTATGCAATCTTTGATAGTGGATATAAGTACACCTATGACAGATTTAACAATAAGTTCCGTTATATTCCATGTAACGCGGACGTTGCTGGTTTGTGTGTAAGAACTTCAATCTTTGCTTATCCTTGGTTCTCACCAGCTGGACAACAGAGAGGTGTTCTGAACGGGGCTATCAAACTGGCATACAATCCAAATAAAGCCCAAAGAGATCAACTGTATCCAAAGAGAGTTAACTCAATTATCAATTCACCTGGAATTGGTATTATTCTGTTTGGTGATAAGACAGGTCTTGGATACGCATCAGCATTCGACAGAATTAACGTTCGTCGTTTGTTCCTTACTGTAGAACAGGCACTTCAAAAGTCAGCTGAAGCTCAACTGTTCGAACTGAATGATCAAATTACAAGAGCGAACTTTGTGAATATTGTTGAACCTTATCTCCGTGATGTTCAGGCTAAAAGAGGTCTTTATGGATTCCTGGTTATTTGTGATGAAACAAATAACACTCCTGATGTAATTGATAATAATGAATTCAGAGCTGACATCTTCCTGAAACCAGCTAAGTCCATCAACTACGTCACACTTACCTTCGTGGCCACCAGAACTGGTGTTAGCTTCGAAGAAGTTGCTGGTAGAGTTTGATTTTAGATTATAAATTACTAAAGGAGGAACCTAAAAATGGCACAAATCCCAACAAGAGGCATTTCACAATTTAAATCAAAACTTATTGGTGGAGGTGCTCGTCCCAACCTTTTTGAGGTTGACGTTACCTTTCCAGCAGGAGTAAATCTTGGAGTTCAAGGTGACGGAGATGGAACTTTCGATAAAGAAAATTTCCGTTTCCTCTGCAAATCGGCTGCTCTTCCAGCATCAAATGTAGCTTCAATACCAGTTCCTTTTAGAGGTCGTACTCTAAAAGTTGCTGGTGATAGAACTATTGATGTTTGGACAGTTACAGTAATCAATGATGAGAACTTCTCACATAGAAGAGCTTTTGAAGCTTGGATGCAAAACATAGCCCAATATGGAGACCATTCGGGATTAACAAATCCTAATGACTACATGGGCAATGCTATTGTTTACCAACTCGGCAGAAGTGCGTCAAATCAACAGGGAAACAACACTACTGGCGAAAACGCGAATATCTTGGCACAATATCGTTTCATCGATATTTTCCCAACAGCAATTTCTGCAATTGATCTTTCTTATGAGACTTCTAATGGTATTGAGGAATTTACTGTTGATTTCGAAGTTCAATATTGGTTCCCTGAGGCACCTGGAACTGG